AATTGGCGGAAGTTCAAGCACATGTACTATCTGGATATTGTTAGCTGTGATGGCTCTCAAGAACCTGAGTATCTTCTCGCCAGTAAGCAACTCCTTGATGAAGTGATCCATTACTTGGGTGATCCAGAACCTTGGCAGCGGTACCTGTATGAACGGCGTGACATCAAAAGCAGCAATACCATCAGTGCTCGGAAGGGGGACGATTACATGGAGGCTGATGTGGACCACATACAGTTCAGTGGTGACCTGGACACCAGTGTTAGCACCACTGATAGAGTTATGGCAGCACTTGAGTTCACATTGCACCGCCGCGCCGCGCTCCACATGATAGATCATGGGCGTGCTGACGACCAACACCAGTATGAAAATGTGTTGCGTCAATATGGTTTATCTGACTTTGCGGCGGCTGTATTGGGTGATGATTGTGTGATTTTCACGCAGGAGGCCATTGACCTTGAGTTGTTCCACCAGAACCTTGCGTCCATCAACTACCGTGTTGAAGCGGAGGAGGTGTTTGACCCATTTGAACTCGAGTTTTGTAGTGGTCGCTTTCCGACGGTGTGTGGAGTCAGGCGCTACGCACTGGGCATGAAGTCACTGGCCAAGTTCGGCGTGGACAACAATGGCATCCCTGAACGCAAGGCTAAAGGTTACCTATATGGCATAGCAAAAGGTCAACTGTGTGTAGCTGGGCATGTGCCAATATACGGGGCCATCTTGCGCGGCATAACTTCAAGTGCGCGTGCATCTGGTGTTAGGGAATATGTTGATTCCCGCGGTGTCAATCCACACCGCATACGTGGTGGTGTGGTGTTGCGTCCTGGAATGGACACGTACGAGCAATATGCCACTCGTTGGGGCGTTACTGCTGCACACCTCATAGCACTTGATAATTGGCTGGAGAGAAATGTCAATGTGGCACACTTTCCTATGGTTTGCCCGGACCCGCTGATCAATGAGATTGTGTGCACTGATCTTGGCGTTACTGACGACAAAATTGGGGCGTTGTCCACACTTTATGGCCATGATAGTGTGTTGCTTGAATGTGCTATCGAGGAGTGGGCCAAACTTCGTGCAGCCGCCGATAATGGCCCGTTGACAGTGGAAAACGTGGCCATGGCTGCGCGTGGATTTGGTGAGGCGGAGGATAAGCTTTTGCAGGAGGCCGGCATACGGGATGTTTCACATGCATCCCTGCACGAGGTTTTCAGTGTGATTGCACTTCGCAACTTCAACCTTGGCGTTCAGATGCATTATGAGTACAATAAGTACGCCATCGAACACGGCACGCCTGAGTGTAACAAAAATAAGGCCAAAAAGAAGAGGTCGAAGAAAGTGTCCGTTTCCACCCGGCAAGGCAGGCGGGGTCCAACCAAGCTCACTGGGCGGCGTGTACGTGGTGATCACACCACACTCCATGCGAATGGCGATACTTTGACCATAAAGGGGTCAGAGTCAATCGCATCGTTACTGCCAACTG